TACATGAATTCTTTTTTACATGCTTCGTCAATCAAGTTTAGAATTTCTTTAGTGAAATACTTTTCTGGTTCAGCATTGATGTTCTTACCAAAGACTTTAACACCATTTGATAACACGTATTGAGTAGAGACTTTCTTGATGATACCATACTTTTCTGCAATGTCAAGCAATCCGTAATAGCGATCTAAGCCCTTACTGTATGTGATTTTAATTTCAACAAATTTGTTTTCTTTTGTCAAACGACTCTTGTGCAATTTTGCTTTAACAATGTTACCGATAACTTCAGTACCATCTTTGTCTTTCTTCTTAGATAGATATACGATTGTAGATGCTGTGTACTTCAAGCCAGAACCGCCAGACATTTCTTTCATTGGAATGTATGCACCAACAACATCATAAACATGATTGGTTACAAGCAAAGGCACACCAATCTTAGCAAGTTTCAAATTCAATACACGAAACGTTGCTTTGAGTATTTGACTCTTAGTCATGTCTTTTGTTTCTTTACCTTCAGAAGTATCTTCCATTTCTTTTGTAGAAGACAACTGACCAAGAGAATCAAGAACCATCATCATTGGTTTACGTGCTGATTCTTTTTGTGCAGAATACTTTTCAATAATTTGCAATGCAGTATGGCGAAACTTTTGAATTGTGTCTGGCTCAGATATGACAACACGTTTAGTGTCTACACCACGGCTGTCCATCATAGACTTTGTAACTGCGGCTTCAGTATCAAAGTAGATAACACCGCTTTCAGGATTTGCATCAAGAAACTGTTTGATAATACCAAGCACAAAGAAAGTCTTACCAGTTGAAGACTCGCCAGCAAACGCTGTCACTTTGTTGTTTGGCACACCACCATAAATGCTACCACTAAGTAACGCATTGAGTGCATAAGAGCCTGTATCAATGCTACCACTAAACTCAGCCGATGCACCACCATCGGAAAGAATCTTTGTGTCCTCATCTTTTAATTGCTCAACCAAATCTGTAAAAAAATTACTCATAAATTATCTCCATAAAAAAACATAGCATAACACAGTATAACACAAAATCATCCTCTAGTCAATGTCAGCACTTTATCAATTTGTTCTTGAATCTTTGCGGTACGATTGGGCCAGTAGATGTATTCTTTTTCGGGGTTCTTCATCAAGTTGACTAGCAATGGCATAATCAACTGTTCTAAAGTTTTAAGGTTTACTTTTACTTCAGTTTCCATCTTGTCACGATCTGCTTCTAGTCCAAGTTTACCATCATTGTATAGTTCAAGAATTTGATCTAACTTGTCTTCAACTCTATGTAGAGATTCTGAAGATTGTGTTATTGTCTCACGCACAATGATAGTTTCTTCTAGTGTACTTGGGTCAACTGTTCTATTGACTTCAGATTCATCAATTGCACTAAAGCCAAAATCATCTTGTTGTCTGAATGCAAGATACTCTGCGGGTATTGTTCTTGTTGTCATGCGAAAAAACTTTCTAATGAAGAAACACGTTCAGTTCTCCAACCAATTGTGTTTACGATTGTTTTTAATGGATCAAGATATGCTTTGTCAAACTGCGTGTCATAGTCAATGTACTTTTCCAAATTGAATTCTTTTGGAAGTACAGTCAGTATAGAGAACACATTTTCTTGAACGGGATTTGGAACTTTCATGTAACAGAATTTAGTCTTATCGCCGTTCTGAATAAGTTGATACTTCTTAGTCAGTTTATATTTTTTCAGAAACGCATTAAACATTATCGCACCACGCACATGCATAGGTGTGCCCTTTGAATATAGTTCCGAACTACTCATGTATTTAGATAGTTCGCTAACACCACGTGGGAATGCAATGTCTTCAAATGGAAGAGTTTTGAATTCTTGTTTGAATGCATCTACGAAAGATTGAAATTCTGTTTCATTACCATTCATCACAATCTTCAAAGACTCTTTAATTTTATCACGACACGACATTGGTGTAGAAGACTTGACAGCCTCAATACCCATCATCTTTAACTTTGGTTCTGCGAAACGAACACCTTCAGAATCATACACATTTAAAATGTAACGCTTCTTTGCAGTCCAGATAGCTTTGTTGGCAATTACTTCACGCTTCATTTGCATCTTCTGGTCAAATGAATTCATGTAATCTGCTAGTTCTTGGTATGACTTGTCAATGAATGGTTCAAATTTTTCGGTACATGCTTTGTCAATGAAATTGACAATTGTTTCAATTTTCGTTTCACTCTTCGCTCCGTAGACCATATGTACCAGCGGACCAAGATTGACATATACAGAGTCCGTATCCGATGCGATGACATAATCAATATCCTTAGTTTTCAAAAGTTTGTTTAGATAACTATTCAACTTCTTTTCAATCCAGCGAATAGCAAGTTGACCAGACAGGGTGATTGCTTCTGCTTGTCTAGTGTCAAAGAACCTAAAATATTGATTTCCAAGTGCCCCGTAAGCGGAGTTCAATTGTACTTTCTTCGCAAGTTGCAAGTTCTTGTACTTTGAAATCTGATTTGTTATTTCACGTTTACTTTCGCTGTTCGTTTCTTTTTCGTAAGCCTTCTGTGCTTCAATCATTTTCTTTTTGTACAATGAACGATCATCATACATGCGTTGCATCATAGCTGGTAAGAAGCCTTGCTTGTCACGCTTGAAGTAATGACCATTAGCTGCCATGCAATATTCACCTTGTGCTTGATATTCGCTGTTCAGCAAATTATCAATAGAGATACTTGTGTGGCGACCTTCAACAATTGTTTCTGGTGAAATATTGTATTGCATAATCAAATGTGGGTAGAGTGAATTCAAGTCAAACGACACAACCCATTCATGCATACCAATGATTGGATCTTTCACATAAGCACCAGCAAATTGTGAATCTTTAGCTGTATGAGCATTCTGAGGCACAACAATATTCTTTTCAATCAAATCGTTATGAATCAAAGTATCCCACATACGCACCTGTGTGAACACATCGTTGTAATTAACTTTAGCATCATACGCAAGCGCCAGCGCCATGTCAATCAATTGCATCTTTGCATCAATACGATCCACAAGTTCAACGTCATGGATGTTGTATTCAATAAACTTTTGAAAGTTTGTTTTGTACAATTGATGAAGACTTTCAACTTCCGAGTAGTCTAGTTTCTTTTCACCGAGTTCAAGATATGCAATGTGATTGAGGCTAAAACTTTCTTGCTGTGAGTAAGTAAACTTTCTGTACAACTCAAGATAGTCAAGTGTTGCAATACCCACAAACTCAAACATAGTTTGCGGCTTATTGAGAATTGTTGTTGTTCGTTCATAGATTCTATGAAATGGAGATAGACGCTGTGCAGTATTATCGCCCATGAGTTTTGTGATACGATTGTTCAGATATGGAATATCAAAGAATTGAATGTTCCAACCAGTCACAATGTCTGGAGATGTTTCTTCCCACATTTCAAGAAAACGCATAATGAGATTATTTTCATCACGACACTTCGTATATGTTACGTCATCACGATTGGTTTCATAGTCACCACAACCAAACACATAGAAGTGTCCAGCTATCTTAAACGTGATTGCTGTAATTGGCTCACTTGCAGACTCGGGTTCAGGAAAGCCATTTTCAGAACCAACCTCAATGTCAATGTTCGCAATCTTAATTTGTTGCGGATCATAATCTATTTTTCCTGGATATGCTTCGTTGATGTACACATAAGGAAAGTTTGTTGAGCCATAAACTTTGAAGTTGTCAACGTCTTCATATCGTTTCATAAACTCGGTAGCATCGCGCATTGTTCCCTGTAACACAGGCGCAAGTGATTGACCATCCAAGGTTTGATACGCAGCATCTTTTGTGCCTGCCGGCAGATACAATGTTGGATTGTATTCAACCTTATCAGTAAACCTCTTGCCGTTGTTGTAACCACGAACAAGAATATTATTGCCAAGTTTAGAGAAGTGTGTGTAAAATTTCATTAAATAATGATAGATTGCTTTTTAGGCATAACTATACCTGAACTGTATATCTCATTATACTTGTTTTCAATCTCAGGCGCAACCGAAACATCATATATTATATTGGCACGATTGATATCTACCCTTTTCTGTTCTGAAAAGATAAGCATAGGTTGCATTTGAAGACTTGCTTTACCATTCGGCGCCATTGCGATTGCAAGTACACATGGATTTTCGATTGAAATTAAATCGGCACTACGTTCTGTAATTTTACCAACAATCTCTTCACCTGTGCTCAATTTTAAAATTCTAAGTTCATTTTGCATAATATATCTCCATAATTAAAAATGGGTGCCATTGCGGCACCCATGCTATTATTTAAAACGTTCTGGGAAATTTAGACGTTCCCATTCTTCATCACTAACAGGCCACCAATATGTATGTTTCATATCACAATATGCCTTTGTGTAATAGTTCTTTCTGTTTAGTTTCCAAGTCGCCATGATCTATAGATTTTGAAAGATAATATTCAGCAAGGCCTTTTGCTTTATAATTTTTTGCATCTTGAATTCCTTCAAGTAATGCTAAGAAGAATTTTTTTACTGATTTCATAACACATCATCCTCAGTTAAGAATTGTTTAGTAGATTTTTTAGTTTTAGATTCAACATCATTAACTTCAATCTTCTTAGGTTTCTTATGTTCTGGAATGATTCGTTCTAAAGCAATCTTCAACATACCATTAATCAAAGCTGCATCTTGAATTTCAATTTGGTCATCAAGTGCAAATATACGAGTGAATGCACGATTAGCAATTCCTCTGAACAAGAAATTGTCTCCATCGTCTTTAGTATTACCAGCAACAATAAGTTTATTGTCTTCTAACGTGATATCAATTTCTTCTTTACTGAAACCAGCAACAGCAATTTCAATCACGTAAGTATTATCACCAGTCTTGCGAATGTTGTATGGTGGGTAGTTTGGAATGTTTTTAGTCACATCATTATGAATTTTTGCTAGCCGATTGTATTGCTCATCAAAGCCGACAAAGAATTTATCAAAGTCTTTCAGACCTGGACCGCCAAAGATAGCGGGAATTGGTGTGTGTCCCATTTTGTATCTCCTCTTACTTTGATGTTGAAAATGCTTTCTTAGCATCAAAAGAGTATGCAGACATGCCAAGAGTTGTAAAAAACGTATTGACTTCTACTGCGACAGCTTTTGCGTAAGATGTTTGCGCTTCAATGAAAGTATTGAGGGGTTTTGCAAGTTCTTCATTCTTTACGAAATTTTTGACGAATTGCGTTTTCGTGCCTTGAAAAGTATCGATAGCACTATTGATGTTATGTAACATAGTTTGCTCCTATTAAGCGAGTTAAAAATAAAATTTGATACCCCGAAGGCGTATCATTAAAGTCCTGCTTACTGAATACAGGGGTGCCATATCGTTGCACCAGCATTAGACGCTCCTAAGGTAGAAGAGCCATTAACGTTCCCATCCCTGAGATACGTTTATTTATAAGACTTATTAGGCTTGACCAATCATTCTGCGTGAAACAAAATAAGTTGTGTTGCCTTGCGTGTTCATGTCTTTACGAACCTTGTAGCCGCTTTGGCGCAACTCGCTAATACGAGCCCGAAGGTTTTTGATGCCGAACAAAGATTTAGCTTGTGGTGCAGAGATTCCACGACCAGTACCACGCAAGTACGATACCAAGAGTTCTGTCTGTGTTTTGCTTGAATTTACAAATGCCATTTTAAATACCTCATTAATTAATGATAAAAAAGGATGCTAAAAATTATTTCTTAGCATCTGGTTTAGCTTCAGCTTTTTTAGCTTCAGCTTTTTCAGCCTTCTCTTTTGGAGTAATCACTTTGGGACGTGGTTTATCTTTAGAGGCTGCTGTAGATGCGG